GAAGTAGTATTGACAAGTACGGCGCTGTCGGCTTTGGTTTCCCGTTTGGAGAAATCCTTAGAGAAATTGATCGAATCCGGCTGAATAACAGCTGGTTTCGTTGCCAAAGCGGTGTCAGTATGACACCAAGATGTAGTTTGAGACATGATTGTCTCCTTTCTACCGGTGTAAACCCGGTGACGAAAGCGTCAAAGACGCTGGAATCGTAACGCTAACCCATCAAAAAAGTGGATTGGCGTTACTCCGTCAAGAAAATTGACGGAATCGGAGGAGAGCGCACGAGACATCTCATTAGGAGTAAGGACTTCGCGCTGATAGCAGACGGCTTTTATGTCGCCACTATAGCCAAAGGCCCCACTGATGTGATCAAGCTTCGTGCTCTTGACAGACGCAACGCATGACCTGGTGTGCAAATCTTGCACATCAGAGTATGCGTCGAGCTTGCCTAGGATTTCGCCGGCCGGCAAAAACCAGTCGACGACAAAGGAGTATGGGATTAGATCCCATAGGTTCGATAACGACGGATAGAGGTCAATACTTCTAGCCGCGGCTATCAAACTCATGTCGGTCAAACTGTAGTTGTCTGCATAAACTTTGACGCGCATAGTCTGTTCGATTGGATTACCGAACGACATAGGCACACTCCGTTTACGCATACCACGGGCAGTTTGAAACGGCTCTGTACTGCGAGTTACCTCTTTGTTGATTGCTTTCGCAATCGACAAAGTATCATTCGCAAACAGACGTAACCCGTATCGATACGTCAGGAAAGTGTCAGCCCAAGTCTTTTTGGACAAGGGATGACGCTTGATTTCCTTAAATATCGATAGGGCGCGGGACAGGTCGCCAAGATCGCGTAAATATGCGATCGAGTCGATCTGCAGGAGACGCAAACCATTCAAGGCATCAACAAGGCATTCTGAAAGCGATTGCTTCCAGTACTCCTCGGTGTGCTTCATGACTTGCAGCTCCATAGCAAGACCTCTCAACATCATACCAATATCGACAATAACGTCTTTAAAAGTATATCCGTTGAAACCGGGAATCAGACTTCGAATATCGAAGTTTGAATAACTTATACCGGGATCAAACCCGATAAAAGGTAGACTAAATGGATATTTCAATCCATTATAGTCCAAGTGGTCATCAGGAGCGCAAGCTCCCGTTTGACTAACCGTGCCGTCACAGTGTCCCGAATAGGGACCCCAGTAATCAAGATTACCGGAGTAACTACCAGAGTACTGCTGACCAGCATGATAGTCAAGGACTGGACCATACTCAAAAGAAGTCCCGTGCTGCTCAAGCGATAGGCTATCGCCGACAGCACAAAACTCTAATTGGGTAAAGCCAGTCCCCCACATCCCCATGCCATTGACGACTAGTGAAAACCAGCCTCCAATGTTCTGTGGTACCACCTGAATTTGATCAGGAAGGCAATACAGATCTCCATCTATATTAAGATGGAAACATGGTTTATTCCCGAATTGGTCTTTAGCATCTTGGTTTCCGGGCGCAATTGAAACGTCCGGTACCTCGATGACCCGCTCCTCGCTTTTGCGGTACACACAGACTTCGGCTCGTGGACCAGAAATCCACGTCCGGAGCCCGTAGTGCAACCCCAAGAAAGCGATGGGTTTTACAC